GACTATACGTAATAGGTATAATAGTAAGATACCTCGAAATATTTCTGTGTGACTACAATAAGATGATACTTCTTCTGTTCCTAATCATCATTGTCCTCTACCTGATACCAGTGTACAGGGAACCACGGGTCATGAAAAACTTTCTGACAGAGGAGGAGTGTGAGTACATCAAGAAGAAAGCTGAGAAGAACCTTGATACTTCTACCATCGGGAGTGATTACAGAGTTGATGAAAGTGTACGTAAAAGTGAGACTGCATGGTTACCCAGGGAAGACCCCGCAGTTAGGAACATCATGGACAGATGCTTGAAGTATACAGACCGACCCTTCGAAAACTGTGAAAACCTCCAGGTTCTTCGCTATAGCCCTGGTGGACATTACACACCACACCAAGATGTCATCAAGCATGATAAGAATCCTCGTATGTACACGTTTATTTTTGCTCTAAACGATGACTACGAGGATGGTGAAACTGAGTTTCCCAAAATAGGAAAGAAGTTCAAGCTCAACAAGGGTGATGTCCTCTTCTTCGACACCCTCGACAACTACGAACTGGATACGTCCAAGGCTTTACATGGTGGGAGACCTGTAAAGTCTGGTGAAAAATGGGTTTGTAATTTATGGGTACATAAGTATTCCTACTCTAACTGATCCTTAACCTTCTCACGGTTCGCCATGTGGAGTGCCTCAACGTCTGCCTTGTTCTGACCCGTGTAGGGAACGGCGTACCCCTCATCACACATCCACTTGTTGACATTCGTCCAAATACCATCTTCGCACACCCAAACCTCCGCGAGTACGCGACCAAACTTACCCCTCGAATCCGCCTCGGGGCATCTGAGTTCGATTTCGATATCATCCTTCTCAGATGCGACCGCCTTCATACACCACTCCTTGAGCTTCTTCTTCGAGAGGAGACCAAACTTCTTCTCTTCAGCGTCCGATGTACGAGACTCGGGGGTATCAATACCTAGGAGGCGAACACGCTGCTTCGTACAAACATCGAAGCCAAGGTCAATGGCGACATCGATAGTATCACCGTCGACCACCTTCTCAAGGGAGGAGACACGGTACTTGAAGTTACAGGGTTCGACGTTATAGGAAGACATCTTCTACTCTGAAGACACTTAAAATCTTTATGCTACGTTAAGATATGAAATGTATCGCAACATTTTCGGAGAACAATCTGTACAAACTTAAACTGAAAAAAACTCGAGTAAATGTTCTAAATGGATTGTACCATCGACCACCTATCAAGAGGGAAGTGAGCAATGAAATTGCGAATCCGAGACTTCGTCTACGGTTCAAGGAAGCCATAGAAGAAGCACAGGAGATATGTGAAGAGGACATCACCTCTGAGGCGTGTCATTGTGCATGGTACGAAGTTGACGAGCTGGAGGATTCCATCATGCGTCGATGATGACTGTGGGTGGTTCATCATCGTATCCGTAGAAGTGAATAGAGATGCCGTAAAGTTCGTTAAGTCGTCCGTTTAATTCCTCATTTATGAACCATTTCCATTCACGCAAATCTGTAGAAAAGTATTCACATCTATCCTCCCCGAAGCTACGTTTGAGAAGGAAGTCCTCGTAGCGCACCTCTTTCATGAGAGAATAGACGGCTTCTGGAACTGGAACTGTACCCACACGGACGGCGTCGAAAATGTCGATGACATAGTACCCACGTGCGTCACAAATGATGTTCACCTGTATATCGGGGAACCCTTTGATGAAGGATTCAAAGTCTGCGTCACTTGGGAGAGTTGTGAAAATCGTAGGACCAACTTTATCGGGAATCACTTGTAGGAATGATGGATGTGTGTGATACGCGATAGGTGCGTCGGACCATTCTGCCTCGAGAACACTCGCATCAACGCGCGCCCTCTCCTTCGAGGTTACGTAGGTGAGACCTTTGTAGTTCATGTGCTTATCGTACTTGACTTTACCTCCATATTCCCACCTATTCTTTGATGACAACTTACTCACAGATTTCAAATCTCGTACCACGATTTTTGTAATGTGTAACCTGTGTGCGGTCATCCTATATTCATGATGACATTTTTATCCAGAAGTGTAATCTCCCCAAGCTGATCCCATGTGTAGTACTTGACGGATATGCCAAACTTTCTGCGCATGATAGGGTCTATGTAGTTGTTCACGGCTCGTTTCCATTGAGTGGGTGTGGTTTGGAAATACCCCAAGTTACTCCACGTGAATGATACCCTCTGAAATTCTTGTCCTCGTACGAGACGGTTGAACTCACGAGTGACATCATCGACATTGGGTTTGTTCAGGTTTGTTTCGATGAGGTCGATGATGTAGTATCCTTGATTTTCGAGGATGAGATTCGCTTGCATGTTCGGGTATTCGTTTATGTACACTCTAAAATCAGCATCACTCGGGTATGTGAAAAGTGGAGTTGCGTATTCAGGGACGGGATGTGTGTGATACACGATGTATTGAGTCATCTCTTCTTGTGTCGGCTGCACGGTGGCGAGTTGCTGATTCGTGCGAGCTGTGGGTCTATTGAACCTGACATAGTTTCGGGTATTTGATACAGTGAATGGAATCGAACCCGCATACTCGACACGTTGTTCCCAAGTCTTTTTGTAAATATCTTGGAGTTCTTTGATTGTTTTACGACTCAAACGAACAGACAACACACTGGCGTTGGCACCTGTGACTGTACCCAGGTTGAACGCATCCCTGGGTATGTTCACACGCCTAAAGTTTCGAGCGAGGCGATTGATGGCAGCGTTGATTCGTGTCATTCGCCGCTGTCTCTCCACTTGACGACGTCTGTTGAGAGCCTGTCTACGTGCGGTGTCGACCTTGCGTTTCTCGGTCGTTTGTGTGGAAGTCTTTTTGACCGAGACCATCTTACTTTAGATAAAGATTTAAATAGATGGGTATCTAATGAACATCGAGGCATTCGCTCGAGAGATATATTCTCAACTGGGACCTGGATACAGCGAGAGAGTATACCACAATGCGATGGAGGTTTTACTAAGGGAGAAGGGTATTCCTTACGAGTCGGAACGTATCATCACGATTCCATTTAAGGGGCACGTGATCGGTAACTTGAGGGCAGACATTATTATTGACAACGAGATTGTTCTAGAGTTTAAAACTATTCGAACTCTGAATGACGCGGCGGAGTTGCAGGGTAGTAACTATCTTCGTCTGACAGGTCTGAAGACGGCGTATCTGGTGAATTACCCCCCTCATCCGGAGCGGGAGGTGGAGGTGAGACGGATTCAAGCAGTACCATCAGAGGAAGAATCCGAGCCAGATTGTGATAAAATCTCTGAGATTCCGTATAGTGTGTCTGCGGATCTATTACAGCCGCTTGAAGAATATCTTGAGCCCTTTGGAGTAGAGTCCGAGCTTCTTCTAGACAGTGGTGTACCGCTGGGTCGGCTTGACTAATCGTCTCCAAGTGAGGAAGAACTTTGGTTTCCAACTCATAGAGGGCGAGGAGGGCTGGCTCGTCGTTCATTTGGTGTAATTGTATTTGCGTCCATACTTAGGTGGTATTTCTAGGTACACAGGGTGGCCACCACTTGGAGGCTTTTTACAGAAATTCTTACACTTGCAGCAGTCACGGGGGTTCGTGAGTTGTCTCTTGTTTGCATAACATTTCATGGGAAGGTAGATGTCCTTCTTGAGTATCCTAATAATTCGGTCAATCAAAATCATAATAACTTTTCTTTCACCCAATCTCTATCCTTCTTAAAAATTTTGGACAACTTAGGGTCTTTATTTTTAAAAAGTATCATGAGAACGTTGAGGCGCCTAAAGAGGCCTAGAGGTGGTTCACCCGCCCTAACCACACGCATGAGTGCACGGTGCCTCGTGAGTTCGGACTTTTCCTTGACATCCTCATAGCCATGGGCACTGAGGATACCAGAGTTGCTGAGAGGGATGCGTACGACCATTTATTGTAAGCAACTTTATTTTTTACCCTCGCATATGAGACATACTCTCTGTCTACTGAAACAGTTGGTACATAGAAAGTGTTCACATTTGCGAAACTTGACACATTCACTCTGTACGTGACAGTTTGGACAAACAGATTTTTTGAATTGGAGAGTTTCATTCTTGAATCTCCAAAAGCATGAGGTGCACACCTTTAGGCCAGGTCTCATCATTTTACCACAGATAGGGAAATTTGGACATGTCATATATTTACACCGTCGGAATAAATTCCCATTTTAAATCGTGACAAATTTTCTTCCATATAACATCTTGTTGGTACAACTTTTCCTTAGACTTGAGAAGTGGAAAGTATTGGAGGTAATCATCTTCACCCAAAAGTTCACAGAATTTATAGAGGACATAGGAGTAGCTGAGGAAGTTCTTCCTCTCTGTTGGGCAATTTTCATCAAAGGGTTTTTGGATATCTTTGAACATGATTCGTAGATACTCCTCCAACTCTTGTGGCATGTTTGGGGGTTTGATACCACTGAGAATGTTTGTGATGTACGGTACATGTTCATAGTATTTGTTGAGTCTTAACTTTTTGAGAAGACCCCTCACCTTGGCGTGGGTGATGTCTTCGAGGTTTTTGATTTTTATCTTCTTGAGTTCCGCCCTGAGTTGTTCGATAACTTCAGGGGGTATAGTTGTCATCTCTTGTGCTTGAAATTGTGAAAGCCATTCGTTGAAATGATTCTCTCTCTTGTATGAGTAGTTGACTACTTTTTCCGAAGTTTCCTGTTCCTCTTTGTATGTCAACTCTTCACTTATGAGTGCAGCAACAACCACACCACATCCGTCGCACACCAGGTCACTGGTATCATGGATGTGAATGATATTACTATCTGGACATGTCTGACAAGTTTCCATCGTTTTCTCACGTGGTCTCGAAATGTTTTGCTTTTCGACTTCAATGAGATAGTCGGTAAAAATATCTTTTCGTTTGAGTCCGACAGTTTCCTTGACATTAAAGACGTTGTCTGTGTTTGTTTCTTCACCGACATCATCTGTATATTGGGTCATATAAGGCATGCATTTGATGATGTAATCAGACATTTCAGATTCATATTTCTTCTTCTTCTCAGGTTCTTTATCTATCAACTCCCTCCATTCAGCAATTTTATTGTTATATCTACTTAAAAAATTTCCTTCCATGTCTTATAGAGAAATGCTTACCAAACTTTTAAGTACTATTTTCTTTTTTTACAAGTACATCACCACACCCAGAGACTACTCTATCATATCAG